ATTTGAGATCGAGGCGAGCGATGCTAAGCGTAGACGGAACCGTTCAGAAACAGCCTGAGCACGTTTAAGCATGTCTGCGGTAAAAAATTGTGAGTTTTCATTGACAAAGAAGGGCGAGAATGCATATACTTCAAGTAGGCAGCAACGTGATTGTCTGCCGTGACGTTGAAGCAAGTGATGGGGTCAGCATCCGTACACTTGTGGAGTCTTGTATTAGGGTTAAGCGGTTTCCACAGGCTGATGTAGGGTTAAACCCGAAAGAAAACGCTGTTCTGTAGCACTTTGGCTAAAATGCTTGTACGCTTTTTCAAATTCTGTGCAGCCCGCGAATTGCAAACCGCAATATTTAGGCTATAATAATATTAACAGGACCCCCCGCACCTCTCCACGGCAACGTGTGATGTGTCCCAGGGGGGACATTTTATATCTGGGAGGAATCTGCTGTGGAGCTGAAGCCTGCGACGACATACGACGAACAGTTGAAATTGCTTCAAGAGCGGCATTGCGAGATCGTAGATCCAGCGTTTTGTAAAACAGTTCTACAGCATATAAACTACTATCGTTTTACAGCGTACTTCCTGCCGTTTAGAACTGCTGATGGAATGTATCGAGATGGGACAAGCTTTCACAGAGTATTTAGAATATACGAGTTCGACCGGAAAATGCGGCGGGTTTTGTTCTCAGCGGTCGAGCAGGTAGAGTTATATCTGCGGACACAGTTTGCTTATTTTTACGCACACAAGTACGGCCCTCTCGGCTATATGGATGCGTCAAATTACGGGTCCAACCACGATCATGCACGCTTTCGGAAGCTGTTTGAATCAGAAGTACAACACAACAAAACAGTTCCATTTGTGAAGCACCACTGTGAAAAATATGAGGGCAATTTCCCTATATGGGTCGCTACGGAACTTTTTTCGTTTGGGATGCTGTCTTTCTTTTACCGCGATTTAAAGACGGCAGATAAAAAGGAGATTGCAAGGGACCTGTATAAAACCACTTATGGCAATCTCGATAGCTGGCTGCGCTGCTGTACAGATTTGCGCAATATCTGCGCGCATTACGGGCGTTTGTACTATCGTGTCTTTTCTGCGGTACCGGCCACGCCAAAGGGATTTCCTGTCGTGCTACAACGCAGCCTTTTTGATAACATCGTGATGCTGAAATTTTTGTACCCGGACAGAGACAGATGGAACAGTGAAGTTCTGAGCGCCATAATAGCGCTTTTAGAAGAGTACGCTGGAGATATTGAGCTGTCTCATATCGGATTTCCTGATACTTGGGAAGAACTTTTGAGAGCCAAATAAGGGAAGAATTAAGCCTATTTTTGACCCCTAAGTTTACCCCAAACAGCTTTTACAAGCGTTTACAGCATTTTACGCCAAAATCCGAAAAGCCTTGAAAACACAGAGATTTCTTTACGCGCATTTGCAGCATTTTACACCTGCTTGCGAATTCAAATCCTCTCTTCCGCGCCAAGAAAAGCAAGAGAAAACATTGCGTTTTCCCTTGCTTTTTTGTTTTTTAAGCAGCCCTCATTGAGATATCCGGCGCAAACCTTCATCTTCCTGTAGGACTACAATACATATTGGA